TTCGTGTTAATCATTTGGTTAGCACTCTGGTACGTGTGATAAACTCAAGGTCTCCTTCGGGAGGCCTTTATGATTGTCATACCTTAAATCATCACTATTAGAAAGGAGGCCAACATGGTCGCTACACAGCCAACAGTTAAAATCATCTCTCTTCAAGAGGTGTTCCCGCATCTTAAGATGTTCACTGATGCAGCTTCAATCCCTCCACAGAAGACGCCTAAAGGTTTCTTCAAGACCCTGATTGCTTTCTTCAAGACTGTCTATCGGTGGTTTCGTGGCTAAATCATTAACCTTCATTCATGGAGCTTTCAATATGAGTCCTAAGCCTATCATTATTGGTCTGCACTCAAACGTAGGGAAGTCCGGTAAGGACACTCTGACAGAGATGCTTAACGCTGAACGCTTTGCCTTCGGTGACGCTCTTAAAGAAGAGTGTGCTCGTGCTCTCACTGAGACTCAGGAAGAGTATGCAGCGGTTCTTATGGCTATGCACAATCAGCAGCTCAAGGATAAACCTGATGCCTCTCTGGCTATCAAGAGGATTCCTCATGGTTTCTGGTCGTCATACCTGTATGCACAATGGCATCCAAGTTTAGACCCAAGCGCCCCTCGTAGTCCTCGCTGGCACATTCAGATGTATGGCACTATGCGCCGCAATGAGAACTCTGAGTATTGGGTCAATGTGGTTCGTGACCAGATAGCTGACTTTGTGACCAGTGCTGAAGGATTCCGTAAGGAGTTCATCGTGGTCTCTGATGTTCGGATGCCTAATGAGCTGCTCATGGTTAAACGTATGGGTGGCTCTGTGTTCACTGTTAAGCGTACTTGGTATGACAAGCTTGATGATGTCCCTAAGCACAGCTCTGATACAGCACTGGATGACCTTGAGCTTCCAATCATCAACAATATCTTTGGCAACCCTGAGGGAATGCTGGAGCAACTTAAGGAGTACCTTCGTGACAAAATCTGATAAGAAGTTCTTCGTGACCTTTCAGTCTCCCTTAGGTGGTGAGGTTGAGGTTCCGCTGTATGCTGAGTCTCTGGATGAGGCCGTTATGTTAGCTGAGGTCAACTATGAGCAGGAAGGCTTTCCGGTGACCCGTATCCGTCCTGAGGTGAAGTATGCACAAGCATAATTGTGACTTAGTGAGGTTCTCTTCACTTACAAGCAGCCGCTGCACATGCCAAAGAGCGCCCGTTAAGACTAAGATTTATACCCGCGTAGCCGCCCAGACCGGAGTCTATACTATTACTAATGGTAAGGTCCGTTATCGTGCAGCTCCTAAAGGCTCCCACTGGATTAACTCAGTGTTCTCAGAGCCAGAGGTTATTGCAATGTGTGGCGAACCTATCTTAGTGAACAACTTTAAGGAGCGTTTCCATGCGTAAGCCTCATATGTCCCAAGGTAAACCTCGTGCTCTCCCGGATGGTTTCCTCCATCTGAATAACTTCTCACACGTCGCAAGCTCTGGTCTTGCAGGTGTCCTCTTTGAGCGTGTGTTCAATGAGCGACAACAGGAAATCGTTGGGTGCGCCCTCTTAGAGATTGCTCAAAGCAACCCTGAGTTGGTCCACTTCAAGCACAACGTGTGGCGATTCAAAAAGGAGTTTCTGCTGGAGCACTTTAAGCCTGCTGTCTATGCGGCTTGTCGTCTCATCCGTAGACGTCCAGCAGAAATGATGAGCGTAGCAATTACGCATGAGGAGCTTAATGTGCAGCGTACAGTTGTCGCATGGCCTCCATTTGAACACGACTTATAAGAAGGAGAATTAAATTATGGCTAAGACTAACATTTCCCCTCGCGGTGTCATTGCTCCATACGCTTACATCCAGCGCCCGGACACTAAGTTCAATGACCGTGGTATCTTCAAGCTGACCTTAACCTGTCAGGCTGATGACCCATTCACTGTGCAGCTTATGGATGATATTCTGAAGGCTCACACTGCGAACTATGAAGCTATTGAGGCTGAGTTCAAAGAGAACCCACCGAAGCCTAAGCCAGGCAAAAAGGTCCTTAAGCCTTATGAAGGTGAGATGCCTTTCGTGGATAACGAAGATGGCACTGTAAGCTTCAACTTCAAATCCTATGCGAGCTTTAAGGACAAGAAGACCGGCGAAATGGTTGAGCGTAAAGTTACCGTTGTTGATGGTAAAGGTAAACGTCTGCCAGTGGTCCCAGCGATTGCCGGTGGCTCTGAGGGTAAAGTGAAGTTCACCATGGTCCCTTATGGTTTCACAGCGGTAGCTGGCGCGTCCGTTAAGCTGCAACTGGAAAGCCTGATGCTGCTGAAACTGGTAGAGTTCGGAGCAGGTGGCGATGATGATTGGGGTGATGCTGTTGAAGAAGACGCAGAAGACTTCAGCAACCGCCAGTTCTCTAATCGTCCAGCTACTGAAGAGCCTGATATCAGCCCTGATGAGTCTGAAGAAGACGGCGACTCAGATGAAGAGAATGGTGATTTCTAAGTGACACCAATGGCTGGCCTTCGGGCTGGCCTTTTATTAAGGAGGTCACTTATGGCTACCAAAAGAGGATGTGCAACAGGTCGCTATAGAAGCGGCTTAGAGGATAAGATTGCGACTCAGCTTGAGAGTGCAGGCATCAAGTATTCATATGAGGATTGGAAGATTCCGTATGTAATCCCGGCGTCTAACCATACCTACAAGCCAGACTTCATCTTGCCTAATGGAATCATCGTGGAAGCTAAAGGCATCTTTGATACCGAAGACCGCACTAAGCATCTGTTGATTCGTGAGCAGTTCCCAGAGCTGGACATCAGGTTCATCTTCAGCTCAGTCAATACGAAAATCTATAGTGGCTCAAAGACCACTGTAGCGGCATGGTGCGATAAGAATAACTTTCTGTTCGCAGCTAAGTTAATCCCAGCAACATGGCTCAAGGAGAAAGGCGGTAAGATTCCCGCTGGTGTCCTTCTGCCGGTTAAGAAATCCAAATAGGAGAATCTATGAAAATCATTAACGCTGGTCGTAAGCCTGTAGGTAAACGCATACGTGGTCTGGACCATGGCACAGTGTATCGTGTCCTTTCTGCAAATACTGACCTTCAGGACCGAGTCTTTATGGTAATTCGTGGCTTTGGAGGTGGCGCTTCGGTAGACCTGACAACAGGTCAGCTTATTCCATGGAAAGGACACGAGGAGTTAACTGCTATCACTCTAAATGCTACCTTGGAGGTATCAGATATTTAAGGAGGTTTATCATGTCATCTGCTGTTCAATTCAAAACCCGTAAGGAGACAAACTTCATTGTGATTCATTGTGCTGCTACTCGTCCCTCTATGGACGTTGGTGTTCGTGAGATTCGCCAGTGGCATAAACAACGTGGCTTCTTTGACATTGGGTATCACTATGTGATTCGCCGTAATGGTGTCATTGAGGAAGGCCGTAAGCAGGACCAAGTAGGCGCTCATGTGGCTGGATATAACTCAGAGTCTGTGGGTGTATGTCTGGTGGGCGGAGTCCCTGAGAACAATGTGAATGGCTTTGAGGCCAACTTTACGGAAGCTCAGATGGTGAGCTTAAAGGCTCTCGTTGGTAAGCTTCAGGCTGACTATAAGACCGCTAAGGTTGTGGGCCATCACCATTTGGATTCAGGTAAGGCCTGTCCAAGTTTCGCAGTAGACCTGTGGATGAGCACAGGAGCTGTTAAGACAGCTTCTAAAGGCTAAAGTCATCACTATCAGAGGAGGCCAACCGGTCTCCTTTCAACTCAAAGGAGTACAATTTATGAACGAACAAATCCGCGAGAGAATCCTCGTAGCTCTTGAGGTTCAGGCAATGCTTAAGCGTCACACTGAAATCAAGCCGGTGATTGCTGGCGGCTTTGCTCGTGATGTTTATTATCAGCGTGTCCCTAAGGACTGTGATATCATCTTTCCTAACACTGTCAGCTATCAGGCATTGTCAGGGTTCTTTGCGAGTCTGGGTATCAGCTCACGCACTATCATTATGTATCGTGAAGGCGAGGAGATTGACCGCATTAAGACTGTCAATAAGATGTCCTATAAGGGTGTTGATTTTGACATCATCGTGTATGATATTGAGCCTGATGAAGAGGTCACAGATTACTTTGACTTCAACTTTAGCCAGTTCATACTGACCGGTCATACAGCGGTCTTCAAGGGTGACCCAGCTACTTGGGACCAAGACTGTGGAGGCATTAAGACTCTTAAGCGTGTTCGTGAGGATTCCTCAGCGAAGCGTTGTGAGTACGTCTTCAATAAGTGGATGGAGTATCGTACTGCTCACAATGAGGCACAACGTGAGGCTGACCTATGAGCCACGAACATGAGGAAAGCATTCTGCTCTTTAAGGGACCTTGCGAGAATTGTGGTAGCTCAGATGCTAATGCTCACTACTCAGATGGACATACCTTCTGCTTTGTTTGTGAGAACCCTGTGTACCCTCCTAAGGATGAGGTCCCAGAGTTTGTCACACAGAACTATAAAGCAAGAGGAGGTAAATCTATGAGTAGCAACTTGTTAACGTTTGGTGAAGCTGATGGTCAGTACGTTGACCTTACAGCTCGTGGTATCCAGAAGGATATCTGCCAGAAGTTTGGCTATTGGATTGGCAAGGTGAACGGTAAGCCCCATCAGATTGCTAACTATCATGATGAGACAGGGACACTCGTAGGTCAGAAGCTTCGTGACC